ATATTTTCATTTATCGAAATTGTTAGTTTCTTTTTCTTTTCATCGTCAGGTAATTCTTTTCTTGCCACATTTAATTGATTTGATTTTAATAATTTTAGTGTATTTTTTCATTTTAGTTTAAAAAAAATAACACCAATCAATAATTGGTGTTATTTTTTAATGTGCTTATAATTTAGAATTAAGAATTAGATTTGTTAAATTCTTCTTTACATTTTGCAATATATTCAATAGCCAAATCTAATGATTTTTCAAAACCATCTGATACAGAATTCAATACTAATATATCTTTATTAAAATTAGTATATTCGTTTTCTATCTTATACATGTAGTCATTAGTGTGTGAATAATAATCAACATATAGAAAGTTATTTGTTAAAGTAAACAGCTTTATAATCTTTTCATCTAATGTTTTCTCATTTCGTGATGGAATTAGACTTGAAATATATTTTCTGTCTGCTGTAAAAATTGGAATATTATCATCAACAATCCAACTATTGCGATAAACTTTTTCATCACTATTTGTCGTTTCGCGCAATTCTTTTCTTTTAATGATACAATATCCTCTTTTCTTAGGAACTTTTAAATCATTCCAATTAATGTTTTTATCTAACATTAGCATATCTTGCATCTGTGATCCATTCTTATTCTGAAGTGATTTGTGTGAAAAATTAGCCTGCGCTAACATAGATACACTATTCTTTGATGCATCTTGCTGTCTCCAAATAAAATAATTAACTACTTCTTCATCAGGTAAAGAATAACACCTCGCATCAAACTCTCCCAACTTCATATTTGAAATATTATATGTGATATCATCAATAGAATAATTATCATCATGTGCATTATTAAAATAACGAATTGTTCTCATTTGATTAAACTTACTTGTCGCATAAGATGCAGCAACACTACAAATTTTTTCAACTTGACCATCAAACCATGCATCACTATTTTTATTATCAAAATCAGTAACTAAAATACTAATTTCATCACTTTGAGTATAACCTAACTTAGCGCCTTGAATATTAGAACAAATATATTTAGTTGTTTCTGCCATATCTTCCATAAGACCTTCATCAAATGGTTTATTTAAACCACGAGTATACGTGTGGAAACTCTTTCCATCAATTCTGATAATAACACAAGTCTTACGAGGTAAATATGTTTTACTTCTCATTTCATAGTCTTTCATACGACTACCCAAAGCATCACTTTTCAATTTCTTAATCTTCATATTTATTCATTTTTTAATTTAAACCAATTCGATTCCGTTTCCATATTCATTATCACATCAACAGCATCAACATCACCAGGACAATATGATATAAAACAATTTTTTATTTTTAATTCTAATGATAATAATTTATCAAAATCACCATCAACCAATTGAAATAAAAATTGAGATTGTGTCTTACTTCTGTTGAATTGCTTACATACATAATCTAACTGTTCTACAGTTAATTCATATTTATATGTTTCACAATGCCCATATTCTAAATTCATATTATTTAATTTTACACAAATATATGGATATATTTTAAATAAAAAAATTATTTTTTAAAAATGTGATAATTTTATCTGATGCATAACCATCACCATAATATTTAAAGTCAAAATTTGATGTTCGTTTCATTATATCATTGTATCCAGCTATAATAGTGTCATAATCATAACCAACCAATTTATTTATCATATATCTTACAAGTTCCATCCATTCCGTATCATTTCTTAATACTAAACAATTTTTTCTGAAAAAATAAGATTCTTTTTGTAATCCACCACTATCAGTTATAACTAATTCACAATTTTGTAATAAATATAACATTTCAAAATAACTAACTGGATCTATAATTTTAATTTTATCATTTAATTTAATATTATTATCCATAATATATTTTTTAGTCCTAGGATGTAATGGTAATATAATATCACAATCTTTGCTAATTTCTATTAACGCTTTAAATATAGATTTTATATTAACAATATTCATATTCTCTTCTCTATGTATTGTTGTTAAAATATATTTTTGTGTAATATCAATTATTGGTGCTTTTGATCTATTTTTATAAAATATTGAGGCATCTAACATAACATCACCAACATTTATTATTTTTGAACTATCTATACCTTCTTTTAATAAATTTTGCACAGATTCTTCATTAGGACAAAATAAATAATCAGAAATCCTATCTGTTAATATTCTATTTATTTCTTCAGGCATATTCATATTATATGATCTCAATCCCGCTTCAACATGAGCCACTTTAATATGCAATTTTTTTGCCGCAATCGCACCCGCCAAAGTAGAGTTTGTGTCACCATAAACTAAAACAATATCTGGTTTTATATCAATTATCACCTTTTCTATTTCCTCTAACATCCTTCCAGTCATTGCACCATGACTTAAATTATTGATATTTAAATTTATAGACGGTCTGGGTATATCCATATCATCAAAAAATACTTCTGACATATTATAATCATAATGTTGTCCTGTGTGAATAATATATTCATCTATATCTGGATGATTATTTTTAATACATCTACTAATTGCTGATGCTTTAATAAATTGAGGTCTTGCACCTATTATTGTCATTATTTTCATATATTTATTATTTATTTTATTTTTATTTTAGCAATTTTAATTTTATTTCTAATATCAGAATTTTGTAAAACAAAATCACAACCATATCTTTCATTATTAGTTTCTTTTAATTTTTTTATAATTTCTGATGATTGTAATGGTCTATCTACACCATATTTATTATTCATTGTTATCTTAGTCTTATCCTTGAAATCATCCGTAGTCATGTATATTTCATCACCATAACGTTCAAAACAAGTATCCTTTATCTTTTGAATGTTAACATATTTTTCATCACCATATTTTTCTTTCTTTGTCGCTCTACTTTGTTCTAAATATTCTGGAGTTTGTGTATAACTTTCAACACCGTATAATTTCAAACTCGTTTTCTTTGCTTTATCACTAGAACATTTATAACAAGAATAATATCCATAATTTTCTACATTTCTTCTATATGAAAATATACTAATTTCTTTTTCAGATGAACATATATCACACTTAACTAATATCTTTACTTTACAACTATATGGTAATTGTTCTGATGATACTTCAATATCATCACCAGATTTAATATCATTAAAAAATTGTCTATAATGCGCTATATTTTTATTAGTGGTTTTAACTTTTATCTTATCATTAATTATCATTACAATATCATTTTAAATTTTTCAGAAATATCATCATCATATTTTATTCGTAATAATTTAATATTATTTTGAAAACAATAATCATTTTTTAATGAATCTCTATATTTAACTTTTTCAAATGTTTTTTCACCACCAAAATATTTTATCGCTTTATAATGTTGAATACCATCAAACTCGATACATATATTATATTCAGGTAAATAAAAATCAAAATATAATGGTCTTATATTATTACAATCTTTGAAGTGTTTTTGTTGTTCATATTCTATTTTATTACTATCTAAATAATTCATAATATATTCTTCACCCTTAGATTGACTACATATAGGGCATCCCTGCTTAGAATGTATGTGATCTTTTGGTCTTTGTGAAAATTCACCATGAAAAGGACATATTATTAATATTTTAGCATTCATATTTATATAATCTGTTAATGAATAATCATATTTATTATTGTGTATTTTATTTGCATTTATAATAAATATTTTAGAATATTTGTCTTTGATAGTTTTTTTAAATTTACTTATATTTATTTTAGGCTTTTTAATAGAATTTTTAAAAATAATATTTTTCATTGGATGTGTGACCCCATATTTAATTAAACAAGTATTTTCAAATTTACTTTTATATTCTGGAATCTGTTGATATATTTCACAACCATATTTATCTTTATTTGTTCTTTTTATCTTATCTTTAATTTCATTTAATTGAAAAATATTATCAAAACCATATTTAATATTATTAGTTTTTTTAATTTTAATATATTTACAAGAATTGCAATAATATTTATTATCATTTTTGACAATTCTTAAATAATCTTTATACATCATATTTTTTATAACACCACAATTATCACAAATAACTGAAACAATAACCTTAGAACCAATAGATAACATATTTACATTAATTTCAATAACATCACCAGATTTAATATCATTAAAAAATTGTCTATAATGCGCTATATTTTTATTAGTGGTTTTAACTTTTATCTTATCATTAATTATCATATTCATTAATTATTTTAATGATTTCGTTTTCTAAATTATTATAATCTTTATGATTTATCCTAATCAATTTAATATTATTATTTTTACAATATTCATCTTTAATATCATCATGCTTTTTAATCATATCAAAATCATATATACTATAAGAATCATATTTATGTTGCCTACCATCATATTCTATAATCATATTCCATAGTGGTATATAAAAATCAAATGGTAGTGTTCGCTTATCAATACAATTCATAAACCTTTTTTGTGATTCATATTCTATCGAATATTTATCCAATATCTTTTTTATTCTATTTTCACCATTAGATTTATTTTTACATTTTGGACAATTTTGACCATTCATATGATTGTAGGGTTTTTGATAAAATAAACCATGTTCTTTGCATATTATACAAATTTTATCATCACATGATAGATATTCAGATAAACTATAATCATATTCTATATCATGATTATTTATTGATATTTCTTTAAATTTATCATTCGTCATTTTTTGAGGTCCACATAACGGACATCCTTGACCTCTGATATGTGCATCAATCCGTTGTAAGAAATATTCGTTGTGTTGTTTACAATATATCTTAATTTTTTGTTTATTATTTATATAATCATCAATGTAGTAAATATATTTATCACCATGCATATCATTTAATTTTAATAATAATTCATCTATAGTATATCTTTTCGACATTGATTAATTTTTAATTTTTAATAGCACAATCTATATAGTATATATTAAATAAAAAGTTTAAAATATTATATAATAAAAAAGAGAAGTTAAAAACTTCTCTTTTTCATATATTATGTGTTTAATCTTAGATTAATACACCGTTTGTGTCAGTTACTTCAATTTCCATAAATTGTTTCCAAGGGAAGAAACCAATATCTGTAATTGCATATCTGCTTCTGATAAGCATTTTTGGGGCCCAAGTTGCTTCTGAAATCAGAGAAATTGACTGTGCCATTAAATAAGGTATAAATACCAAACCTGGTTGATCAACTGAGTTCTTTCTTCCTAAGAAGATTCTATTATCATCCCATCTCATGTTAGGATCAACATAAATAGCTATGTTACCAATATTACCCATTGGGTATAATTGACCATTTGTATTTAATTTACCTACGTTTGTTGGAGCGATAGTATAGTTTGCTACGTCTTGTAATACAGAAGCTAAGTTACCGTTTGTTACAAGATATTGAGCAGGACCTACTCTACCGTCAGTTGCGATGAAGTTAGAAGCGTTATTGATTTTAGCAACAAGTTTTCTTTGGATTGAGTGATATGTTTCGCCACCAGGAGCTGCACCAGCCAATGCTAAGTAAGCATCAACGTTAAAGTCAAATTTAGAGTTACCTGTATTGTCTTTAGGAGTTGTATGAGATGCTTTATTTTGTGTAGCAAGTGCTTGGATTTTGTAAACAATATGTTTAGAAATAGTTTGAGTCAATTCGTTAATAAGAACGCTTTCAAGTTTTTGAACGATGTCCATACCTGTTGAAGCTTTAATATCTTCGATTTGAGTTCTTTTCAATGTTGAAGAAATTTCAATATCACCAACTTGAACTGATTTTGTGAAAACGTCAGGACCGATAACTGTTGGATAAGTTGTTTCGTCTTCTTCTCTTGTCATTGGTCTGTCAATATTCCAACCTGCAACGAAACCTGGTAAGTGGTCTTCCATTGTGCTTACTAAATTGATAGTAACATCAGCAATGTCAGTTGTTCCAGTTGTTAATGTGTCGCCTGAGAAAGTAGTGATACCACTTGCTTCAAGAGCGTCAACATAATTAGTGTTAGCTGGGAAAGTGTTTTTAGTTGCATCAAATGTGTAACCACCTGCTGCGCCATTATTGTTCTGTCTGTAAGCTCTGAACATTGGTTGTCCATCAACTCTTGAAAAACCTAAGAATTCAAGAATACCTGCTTTTGATCCTGTTGGAGGAGTTAACTGTGGAAGTCCACCGCAACCTACCCACATTCTCTTGTCAAAACCACCAACTAATTCTCTAGCTGATACTAATGCTGCTTGTGCGTATAATGCTGCTTCTAATGCTGCTGCATCTGCATTTGCATCAACTTTGAAGATAATTGGATTTTCATCTTGATCATCATCATATCTCTGCATTGGGTTGTTATCGTATTTAAAATCAACGAATAACATTTCTAATCTTGGAGAGTTTGCTGGTTTTACAGCTACTAAATCAAGACCGATAGTGTGAGCAGCAATTTTCATTGATACTGGCAATAAGTTCTGTGCAACGTCACCTGAACCATCGGTTCCGTTTCCGCCCCACATTTGACCTGGAGTTCCTGATGGTTGTGGAGCTACGATTGCGCCCATACCATAAGTATTACCTAATGTTGAGTAAGCAACATTTTCATTAACTTGATGCATTTCTGCATATTCTGCCATCCACTCTCTTTTATCTTCATCTACTACTTTCAAATGGTCCAAAACTGGTGCCCATTTTTTAAGTGCTTTCGCTTTATCTACTATATAATTCATAGTTATTATTTTTTTTTATTAATCTTGCGATTATGTTTAATTTTTTTTAATCTTTCGATTACAAGTTTTTGATTTTACTGATAAATTTATCAATTTGATCATCTGATAATTTTGTATTATCAACTACATTATTATTACTTAGAATCTGTTTACTTTCGTTTATTTGTGAATATGATTCAATGTTTCTACTTTCCCAGAATTTTTCCATTTGTGATTCAGTGTTTAAATGTGGGTAAAGTTTTGCTGAACTTAAAATACTATTTTTGTATTTTTCATCCAACTTAGACCATAAAGGTTTAAGGCTTGAAGGCATACATTCTATTAATGTATCTTCAAATGATTTTTTAACAGTTAATGCCTCTTTAATTGCATCAAGTAATTGGTTTTCAGAATAGATTTGATCTTTGCTTTCGTTTATTGAAAAGACAACTTTTTCTTTATCTTCTACAGATAAGTTATACCAAGACTTTTTGTTTTTTTCTGTTAAGAATTGAACAAAGTGAGGATCTTTGTTTTCAGAAGCTTTACGTTTTTTAGTTTCTGTTATTAAATTTGTAACCATATTTTTCAATGATTGTTCGCTTTCTATAATTTTATTAGGAATGATTGTTACTAAACTTTCCTGTATTTCTATTAATTCTTCATTATCAGTCATTTTTAAAACAACTAAGTTATTTGTTGGATTTGATGCCAAAATTTCACCTGTTCTATCTTCATTGTTGTCACCTTTGATTGATACTGTCATACCTGGTATAAATTCCATTTCTGGTGCTAAAGGTTGTCCTTGAACACTAACTGGTTGTTCTATATTAGGTTGAACTTGTGTTTGAACTGGTGATTGTGCGTTTGCAGGTTGTCCTTGAATTCCCATTGCAGGTTGAACTGCACCTTCTGGATCTTGCATTGCATCTGGTTCTTGTGCAACTGGATTCATTTGTGTTTGAACTGGTTCTTGTGATTGAGGTTGTGAATATTTTTTAGCTGACATAAAATCATCATCATCATCATAATATTCAGTAGGGTCGATATTTGTCATATCTGGAATTTGAACTTGACCTTCTTGTTCATATAATTTATTTCCTTTAACTGCTGTTATAGTTTTATCTAAACCTTCAGCGATATAATTCATATATGCCTGTGAGTCAGAAACGTTTTCAGCAATATATTCAGCATAAGCTATATTATTATCAACATGTTCAGCAATATATTCAGCATAAGCTATATTATTATCAACATGTTCAGCGATATATTCAGCATAAGCAATATTATTATCTAAGTTTTCAGCCAAATATTCAGCATAAGCAATATTTTTATCCAAATTCTCAGCAATATATTCTGAATAATCGATATTTTTATCTAAATTTTCAGCGATATATTCAGCGTAAGCGATATTTTTATCCAAGTTTTCAGCCAAATATTCAGAATATTTAATATTCTTATCTGTATGTTCTGCAATATATTCAGCGAAATCAATATTTTTATCTAATGTTTCAGCAATATATTCAGCATAATTAATGTTTTTATCTAAATTTTCAGCAATATAATTAGAATACTCAATAGTTTTTTCTAATGTTTCAGCTAAATAGTCATTATATTCGACTAATTTTTCAGTTTTAGTTTTTAATTTACTATTATCTTCAATTAAAACTTTCATATTTGTTGATAAATATTCTAAATATTTAGACATCTTATTTTGAGCTTCAAGTAAACCATCATATAAGTTAGCTAATCTATCTACTTCTGTTGGATTTACCTTACCTTCTTTGATAACAGTATTTAGTTGTTTTTTTACATTGACAACTTCTTTATTAAGATATTCAAAATACTCATCAAGTTGTGTTTTGGTTTTTTCATCATTTTTATTCATATTAAATAATTCATTAATTTTTGACTCATCGGAAATTTGAAATATCCTAAAGTTGGTGTTTTTATTTGCTTTATATCCTAATTTTTCATTTAACATTTCTACATTGTAACCTGCAGATTCATTCATTAAATGCATTTTAGCTGAACCAAAACCTGGATCAGCAACTAAATCATAAGTGAATAATTTTTTAACACTAACTGTACCATCAGATTCGGTAACACCTGCTGCTCTTGATGATACAAATAATGGATAACCATCTTCTACGATATCCTGAGCATCTTTACCCCAACGATTATTTAACAATCTAATTTCACCATCAACTCTATTCTTTTCTTTATTAAAAAAGCATTTTTCAATTGTGTGAGATGTGCGTTGTAATGAGGTATCGAACACGTCTGGATGGTCAAATTCACCATAAATTACTCCTAAACTTAATTTTCTATCATTAAGTTCGTTTAAGTGTGGTAGAAATTTTTCTGCGGTATAAATTCTTTCGTTTCTGTTCATAACATCAAATTCAGTAAAAATTCCGTTTAGACGATAATTTTTTCTTCCATCGACAATTTTATTATTTTCATTTAGAATTAAACCACTTGTACAATTTTCTACAATAAGGAACGGTTTTATATCTGCCATATATTCGCTATTATTTTTAATTATATATTAACTAAAAAATGCGTTTTTTTTCTATTTTTGAAAACAATTGAAATAGTTTAATATATATGTTATAATGTATTTATCAGAACATATAACAGTAAAAATCAATCCTTCCAATTTTAAATATTTTAGGAATAAATATGATATTAAAGTTGGTGATGAGATAATTGTATCTATCGATGAATTATCAAAAGGCAGTACAACAGAAATCAAATTAAAGTGTGATAATTGCGGAAAAATAACTGAAATGAAGTATAACAGTTATATAAAATATGGTCATTCTTGTGGTAATTATTTATGTAAGACTTGTAATTCAAAAAAGAATAATTTTGAAAAATATGGTGTCGAAAATGTGTTTCAAATACCAGAAGTTAAGAAAAGAATTAAAGAAACGATTAAAGAAAAATATGGTGTTGATTATATTTCACAATTAAAAAAACGTCAAATAAAATCTGAAATAGATAAGAAAAATATAAATGATAAAAGAATATCTACAAATAATAAAAAATATGGTGTTGATAATGTATCACAAATAGATATTATAAAAGAAAAGAAATCATTATTATATAATTCTAAACCTGATGAAGATAAAAATGAAATAAAGGATAAAAGATATAAAACTAATTTAAAACTATATGGTGTTAAAACAACATTTTTAGATAAAAATACTGCTGATAAAATAAAGTATACAAATTTAATTAAATATGGTGTTGATAATCCAAGTAAATGTGATTTGATTAAAAATAAAATTCGTTTATCTTGTCATAAATCATTGAATATAAAAACATTAGAAAGAGATGAAAATATAATTAATATAGATAATGATAATAAAATATTAACTATATATTGTGATTGTTGCCAGCAAGAATATAAAATAAACACTATTCTGTATTATAAACGAAGAGAATATAATACAACATTATGCACGATATGTAATCCTATAGATAAGCATATATCAGGTAAAGAAATTCAATTATCAAATTTCATTAAAAATAATTATGATGGTGAAATAGTAGAAAATGATAGAACTGTTTTAAGTGGAAAAGAATTGGATATTTATTTACCTGAATTAAAATTAGCATTTGAATTTAATGGAATATATTGGCATTCTGAATTATATAAAGATAAAAATTATCACCAAGACAAATATTTAAATTGTAGAAATAAGAATATTCAATTAATACAAATATGGGAAGATGATTGGAATTATAAACAAAATATAATAAAATCCATGATATTAAATAAACTTAATAAGAGTGTAAAAATTGCTGCTAGAAAATGTTCAATAAGAGAAGTGAATAGCGTTTTTAAATTTTTAAAAGAAAACCACATTCAAGGTTATGTATCATCTACAATTAAATTAGGTTTATATTACAATGATGAATTAATATCTGTTATGACATTTAAGAAAAATAAAAATGAATATGATTTAAATCGGTATTGCACAAAATTGGGTATAACAGTTATAGGTGGCGCAAGTAAACTATTGAATTATTTTATGAAGAATTATGAATATGAACAACTCACAACATTTTCTAATAATTCATATTCCAATGGTGATTTATATAATAAGATTGGTTTTAAAATATTGAATAAATTAAGACCAGATTATTCGTATATTGTTGATGGTATAAGATTTCACAAATTCAATTTTAGAAAGAATAATGAAGATTTAATAAAAATCTATGATGCTGGTAAAATAAAATGGATAATATAATTTTTTTATTTCAAGAATATTATTTATATTTGCACAATGAAAAGGAAAGATGAATATATAATATGTGCAGCGATATGGTATAAAGATTTACCAAGCACATATTATTTACCAAAGAATATAGATTGTGGTGTAGTTGTTTGTGGACATCGACATCATAATTGTATTGATATTGTTAAAAGTCTTTCTAATTTAAGAACAGTTAAATTAAGTCCTGATGGTGTTGGTGATTCTGTTCAAGGATTTTTAACAAATACTAATAGATTTGTGGATAGAATTGAAGCTTTAAAGATTGCAATAGAACAGAATCAAGTTGATGAAAATGATTTGGGAAATCCAAGAATTGGTTTATTTAGTGAAGATTTATATTAAAATTTATATATTATGGATATTGTATTAAATATTTTTGTAGGATTATTATTGTTGTCTATTATAATTTGTGTTGTGATGTTCATATCAATATTAACTATATTTGATAAAAGTGTGTATAAATATAAAATTTTAGCTGATTGGTTCAAACCTGAATTACAAAAACCGATTTTGACTAAATATTTAAATTATTTAGAGAAACTTAGATTACAAGAAAATGTATTTATTCGATATTATGATAGTAGTGTTGAATTAAACGCTGACCGTAGTGATCATAATGAAAATTCTGATGAAGCTGCAGCAACATATTCATATTATATTGATTTGCACAAGTCTGATGTAAATCAAATGCCAAGAATTAATTTAGTAAAATCAGATAACTTTGAAGACATTGTGTGGTTACATGCTCATGAATTGGGGCATCATTTTGCGATAATGTATGATAATGATTATACAGAAGAACGCGCAAATGAATATAGAAAAATCTTTGCAGAGGAATGTTTAACACATGAAGAACTTGTTATAATCGGTGTATCTATAGAAACGTTTTCGCACACAAAATTAGATTTTGATTTAGATGAAGAAAGATATAAAATAGCAGACTTAAAAGCTAAGAAAATGTATAAAGATGATTGGAATAAAAAATTATATGGAATTCCTGCAAAATTATTTAAAAATTATAATAACTAAAATATGAGATATTGTATAGTAGATTATCGCAATGTGAATAATGATAATGTTTGGTGCATAGTTAAAACGACTAATGATGTATCAGATGATTGTGTTAAAAATAGAATATTAAAAGAAAAAAATGTAATAGAAGTTTATTCAGTCATAGAGACTAGGAATTCTGATTATGATTTAGATATAACAATTTAAAAATATGGATATACAAAAAATTAAAGAAAATATGGATAAATGGTTTGAATCGGAAGCGGGTCAAAAATCTATGATAGAATTTGCTGAAAAAATGGAATTTGAAAGTAATTTAAAGCAAAAACACACAGATAAATTAAAATCATTATTTAATGATAAATCGTCTTTTGATGAATTGGTTGAACGAATAATAGATAAGCATGGTGATGTTTGGATAGAATTGTGTCATTCTAAATGTATTGAAGATTATCCAAAACCGCTGATGATGTCATTATTTAATTTGGCTGAATTGGAAGGTGTTGAAATTTGTCCATTCAATGATTTTACAAAGAATTTTACTTCAGCTATATATGAATATATGGGTTGGCAATTTGCCATGACTCATGGTCAAGGAATAGCTTATACGATATATAAAAATAAAATAATAAAATATTAAAATTATGTTTAAAAGAAATTGGTCTAAATGGGTGTCGTTGCATGTATATTATTGCAACTTTAGAAATTATGTGATAATGGCACGTAAAAATAATAAAAATGGTGAAATACAATTTAAAACAGTATCAATCAATGATGATATAGTCAATAATATTATAAATTGTGATGATTTCAATTTTAAAGACACGTTTCCTAAATTTTTAAATGATTAGAATTATTTTTCTTATATGATATAAAATTTAAATCATATTGTTGATTGAATAGTTCTTCAGAACCTAATTGTTTAATTTGTTCTTGTTTCCATTTTTCATCTCTACCTTCAACTTGCCACCAATATATTCTATTTGCTTTGAATATAGTTTTTTTAGGATCTGCTGGATATCTTTCAGAATTAATGAATAAATCATAAAAAGTATTTATTCCATTAGGTGAAGATGAAATGAAAATTTTAGAATTTGATTTTGATAATAATTTTGATAAATTTGATATAAGATTTTCTTGTTTATCATTTTCTAAAAACGACATACCACCAATGAACATTGTATCTGAAATCAAATCTATATCAAAAACTGGTTCTTTTATTGGATATAAATAAATATGTGATTTTACAGTAGAATTTATACTAGAACCATTATCAAATAAAATATAGTTCTTGTTCAAAATTAGAATACCTTGTTTAAGAAAAAATGGAAGATTTAAATATAATTCTTTGATTTTATTCATTTTTTCATAATTACTTTGGTTTTCAATATTTAATATTTCAATTTTTTATTCATATTGAATAATGCATCATGTAATGATAATATAGATTCAACTAAACTGATACCAATTTGTCTTGATATTAATAAAATATTAAACCGATTATTTTCATAATCTTGTATAATCGTTTTTTGATAGTGTCGTAAATTCAGATCAGAAATCACACCATTCATTTTTGGCTTAATATATTTTTCAGCAAAGTAAACAATAGATTGTTGACATTTCATATATTCCATAATTTCATCAAAAGTCATAGTGAAATCTATCAAAGAATTGCGATATCCTATCATATTTCTGTAATAAATCTTTTCAGATTTTTTTAATTTTTCACCATTATTAATTTTTTCATTAATTTCTTTCACTGTTTCTGTTGTGTGTATCATATTTTTTATTTTTATATATAAATTGTTATTTGACTAAAAATAGTCATATTGATAGATTTTTTAGCAAAAATACATCATTTTTATACTCGATGTGACGGTATTTTGTCAAATTGAATATTTCCGACAATTTAAAGGTTTAAACATATATTAAACAATATATAAGAATTAAAATACAATTTATAAAAATAATGGAAAATGAATGTCAGAAATAATAAAATTATCACAAATTGAGCACATATTATTAAGACCAGGTATGTATATTGGTTCTTTAACTTCAGAAATGATAAATGTTTTTGTAGTGAATGATGTGAATGATTTGAATAATATTAAATTAATATCTAAGCAAATATCATATAATCCAGGTTTTATTAAATTATTCGATGAAATAATAACTAATGCTGCAGATTTATATATTAAGACAGGTCAAGTTAAAAATATTAAAATAACTGTTAATAAGGATAATATATCTGTTGAAAATGATGGTCCTGGCATTCCTGTTGAAAAGCACAAAAAAGAAAAAGTATATAATCCAGAATTAATATTTGGTCATTTATTAACTGGAACCAATTTTGATGATACTGAAGATAGAAAATGGGGAGGTATGAATGGTATTGGTGCAAAGTTAGTAAATATTTATTCTAAAAAATTTATTATTGAAACTGCTGATGGTAAAAATAAATATGTTCAAGAATTTAGTAATAATTTGAGTAAAGTTGGAAAACCAACAATAACAAAAAACTCAAAAAATTACACGAAAATCACATATTATCCTGACTTTGATAAATTTGGACTAACTGAAATAACAAATGAAATACAACAAGTGTTATTAAAAAGATCGTTTGATATTGCGGTATATTGTCCTAAAGTTAAGGTGACCTATAATAATAAGGTGATACCAGTAAAAAGCTTTAAAGATTATATGAGTCTTCATTTAGAAGATGATTCTGAATTATATTATGAAAAATTAAATGATGATTGGGAAATTGGTGTTGCTTTATCGAATGATGGATTTCAACAAGTTTCTATGGTTAATGGTATATCAACACATATTGGAGGAACACACGTAAATTATATTACAAATCAAATAATTAAATGTATCACAGAAGGTATAGAAAAAAAATATAAAAAATTATCTATCAAGTCAAGTGATATTAAAAATAAGTTATTTATATTTCTAAATTCAAAGGTTATAAATCCAGAATTTGATACACAATCTAAAGAAAATTTAATTACAAAATTATCACAGAAAGATATTCAATCAGTTAATATATCAGATAAATTAAGTAAGCAACTATTACAATCTAATATAGTTGAAGATATTCTCAAATTTATAAATTTGAGAGAACAATCTGAATTGAAAAATTCAACAAAGAAAAAAGTTAAAATCAAGAAATTAGATGATGCAAATTTTGCTGGAACTAGTAAAAGTAAAGATTGTAGGATCTTTATCGCGGAGGGTGACTGTTTAATTGAAAATACCTTAATAACTATAATTCGTGATGGTGATAAATTGAACATTCCAATAAAAGATGTTAAAATAGATGATGCTGTTATAACTCATAATAATAATATTGGCATAATCAATGGCATATCAAAAAAAATAGAAAAATCAGTAAATATTAAACTGAAAAATGGTGAAATAATAATATGTTCAGAAAAACATAGATGGTATGTATATGATAAAAAAGATAATAAATTTATATTTCTTGAAACTAAAAAATTAGATAAAACAAGACATAAAATGATTATTAATAAAAATACATTTTATGATGATTTTATAAAAATTTTAGAAATAGAAAAATGCAAAATAGATAAATTTGATTATATTTTAACATTATCGTGTGGTGAAATATATAGTTCCATGAATCATAAATTTTCAGTATTTAACACCGAAGAATATAAATTCGATATGATTGAATGTGAAAAATTAAATAAGAATATACATTTAATAGTATCATATGAAAAAATATAATTCCTTCAACGAATAATAACCTTCAACGGAAATAAATGAGTTTATAATATTAATATATAATAATAAAAAGTATATGTATTTATATTATAAATATCAAAGCGAAACTATTAAAATGAAAAACTCCGATTTTAAATCTTTAGATAACTATTCAACCAAAAAAATGGATAATGCATTGAAAACGTCTTTAAAAAGAATATTTAAAATTGATATTGATGATTATATTAAACAAGAATATAATATTGAAATTAAAAATTGTGCATTTTGTCATGAGAAATCAGTATTTGATATAGTATATGATTTAAAACCATATAAAGAATCATATATGATTTACATATCTGATATATCTTATGATAAATTATATTGTTATAGTAAAAATAAAAATTGTGATGGTAGAAAATATAATCCAAATTCAATAGATTTTGTTAGTAAGGTGTATTCTTTAAGTGATGAAGAAGCACTAAAATATATTCACAGTAGAAATAAAAGTCCATTCTATGAATGTAATCATGATAATAAAGAAGAATATCGAAAATACCAATCGATTAAAGATAGATTTGATGGTGATGCTGGTGATGGTGATGATAGATACGCAACATTTATAAAAAATTTAAAATATTCAAAAACCATAAATTATTATATAGAAAAATATGGTAAAGATGATGGTGAACGAATATGGTATGATATACAATCAAAAAAGGATAGTATGAGTTTTAAATTCTTTTTAAAAAAGAATAATAACGATTATAAAAAAAGTTTAATCGAGTATAAAGAAAGATTAAAACTTGCTAATGTGGCTCGCGGATATAATTGTTTTTATTCTAAGGAATCATTTATATTGTTTAATGATGTTGTTAAACAAATTAATTTGAATGTTGAATCAATTATATTTGGTGAAAATGAATATTTTATTGAGTATTATGATGAATTATTAATGAAAAATAGAAAATATTTTTATGATTTTACAGATTTAAAAAATAGAATTATAATAGAATATAATGGGTTAAATTGGCACCCAAATAAAGAAAAAATGACATCAGAAAAATATGATGCGTGGTATCATCCATTTGATAAAACTATAGATAGAACATCATTGGAAAAAAAAGATATACATAAAAAGAAAGTTGCTGAAGATAATAATTTTGATGTTTTAATTCTGTGGAACACTGAAACATATGATTATAACTTAAATGTAATATATAATTTTTATAAAAATAAAAAATTGATATGATAAAAAATTTTTTAGAGTTAGTTGATATTGAAGAAATCGAATATACTGATAAATATGAAAATATGGTTGATATATCAGTTGATATAGATCAATCATTTTCTTTATCTAATGGTATAATATCACACAACTCAGCGATTGGGACTATTATAACAGGTTTTTCTTCAACAGGTAGAGATTATTATGGTTGTTTAGGATTAAGGGGTAAAATTCAAAATGTTAGAGATTTAGCGATTTCAAAATTAAAAGATAATGAGGAAATAATGAATATTATTAATGCATTAGGTTTAGAATTTGGTAAAAAATATAAATCGACAGATGAATTGAGATATGGTAAAATAATTATAGCGACAGATATGGATACCGATGGTCTCCATATTAAAGGACTCGTTATAAATTTATTTGAAATATATTGGCCAGAATTATTGACCATGGATTTTATTTATGAATTTGTGACACCAATTGTAAAAATTGAAAAAAATAAGAAAAGTAAGTTTTTTTATAAATTAAGTGAATATGATAATTGGAAAAAATTAGATCAAAAAGGTTGGTTTGTCACATATTATAAAGGATTAGGAACAATAGAACCACATGAAGCTAAAGAATTTTTTAAAAATTTAGACAAACATACAATAAGATTTTATTATGATAAACCATCTGAAACTAAAGATATTATTGATATGTCTTTTAATAAAAAACGAACAAATGATAAAAAGTTGTGGATGTTAAAATATAAACCGCACAATTTTGTGGATAAATTTAAAAACAAAACAACATATAATTCATTTTTCAATGATGAGTTTATAGAATTTTGTATGGATGATACAAATAGATCCATTCCTAGTATGGTTGATGGGTTGAAAACAACACAAAGAAAAATATTATATACACTTTTTAAAAATAATTATAAGAATAAAATAAAAGTATCAAATTTAACTGGTGCTGTAATGGAAACAACATCATATCATCATGCACCAGCATCGTTGGATGGCGCGATAATAGGTTTAGCACAGAATATAATAGGCACAAATAATATAAATCTATTGCAGCCATTAGGTAACTTTGGAACAAGATTAAAAGGTGGTAAAGATGCGGCAAGTTCTAGGTATACATTCACACTATTATCAGAAATGACAAGAAATATATTTATTCCGATTGATGATAATATTTTAACTTATTTAGATGATGATGGTTTCACAATAGAGCCAGAATATTATATACCTATAATACCTATGGTATTAATAAATGGTGCAGATGGTATAGGATCTGGTTGGTCTACTAATTTACCAAATTATGATGTTAATGATGTTATTGAATATATTGTAGCTAAAATAAAAAATAAAAAAGTTAAAGAATTGCATCCAAGATATAATAATTTTAAGGGTGAAATTATATATGATGTTGAAAATAATAGATATTTAACTAGAGGTAAAATTGATAAAATTAATTCTAGCACTTTATTAATAACAGAATTGCCAATTGGTTTGTGGAACTCTAAATATTATGATATTCTAGATGATATGATACAGAATAAAATTATTAAAAATTACATAAAAAATGATACAGATGTAGATGTCAATATTAAAATAAATTTGGAGAGAGAAGTTTTAAATAATTTGACGGATTTGTATTCAACATTTCAACTTGAAACTTATTTGAGTATGAATAATATTCATTTATTTGATAAAAATAATAAAATTAAAAAATATAATGATGTTGATGATATAATTAATGATTTTATTGAAATT